CTTACTTATACTTGTAATTGATTTAATAATCTCCAGGTTTCTTCTTGTGTCAACAAAAGAATCGTAATCATTAATTTGTCCATCTCGTATTGCCTTTTTAGAAGTCACTACTTCATTGAACAATGATTTATATACATCGATTCCTGATTTTGTTTTTAAATAGTTTACCACTGGAGTCATTAAATTATTAGTTATCTTTTCAGAATAGTTTCTATTCTTAATGATATCCATATTTTTAATATATTTTGACATTTCCAGAATCTTTCGTGGAGAAAGATCTTTCATTTCTGCAATTGTATCAATCATTGCAGCCAGTTTATCTTCTCCAAAGTCTGGATAACGATTCAAAATTAGACTTGCTGAGTTTAGTTTGTCAATTTTGTACTGGAATGGGTAGGATACTGCGAAGCGCTGAGTTAATGCTTCAGTTGAATCATCTTCAATTACTTCTTCGTATGTTTTATTTGTAAGACCAATAATAATTTGAGTCTTAATCGGGAAACGCTGATTACCATTTCTGATTTCTTTAGATGTTAAAGTATCCTTAAGTGCGGCCAACACCTGTGGATTAGCATCAAAGATTTCTTCAAAGATCACAATCTCTTTGTTTGCAAACGAATTTTCGCAATTGTATTCGATTGAACCGGTATCAGTCATTTTTTTGATATTAATACCTCCAAATAGATCTTCAACTGTTGTAGCTTCAGATAGCGATTTAATAAATACGCGATCTTTCAATTCTGCACATGAAAATAATTCGTCACAAACTTCTGATTTCCCAAAACCACCTTTACCATATAATATGAGATTCATATTATTTGCTAATGCATTTTTGATAACCTGGCTTGGACCAGACATATTAATAAATTTTTTGCTAATAACTTCGTAAATTTTGTCTGAATTTTTATATTCATTCAGCAAAATATCTCCAAATTCGGCAACTATATTCTTCTTCACTTTACGGAACTTACGTCCGTCTATTTCCTCATCGATCCATGTGCCTTCTTGTGTATAAGCGCTGGAATCCTGAATAACGAAATCAAATGTATTTTTATCAATTACGATAAATTTACTCGTCTTGATACCGAAATGTTTTTCAGTTTCCATTGGGCTTATTAAATAGTTTTCACTGTTGGTTTGTATTTTCATTTTGATATGTTTTGTTTTTTGATCGATAGAATTATCCCCTTCTGTCGATGATTAATATTAGTGATAATTATTTGAACTTATGTTCAATTTGTTAGGCGTGTTAGACTCGAACTAACCATACTCCGCATTAACCTCTTATGCTATACGCCCTTCCACTATTAATTAACCATTTGGTCAAAGATCTGTAATGCTTTTGCATATCCCACACCTTTAACCAAATCGCTAATATCTTTTGTTTTATACTTTTTATTAATAAAAATTGCATTAATTCCATATATTTTAGATACTTTCCTTGCATATTGAATACCTGCTTTATCTCTATCATAAAATATAAGTATTTTCTTAAACCTTCTTTTTAAGTTATCCATTACAATCTCTGGTATATTAATACTCTCACTCGAAGGAGCGACTGCATTATAACCCATTTCATATAATACCATAACATCTTTTAATGATTTAGTAATAATAAGCAAATCACCATTTTCTGGTAACTGCTCAAATCCCTGTATATCGAGTTCATTTAGGTTTCCTCTCCATTTATTCATTTTAGATCCAAAAGGCCTATAAATTTTAAATTTGTTAAATACTTTATAACAGTATAAAGGACTTTCATTTTCATACTTACCTTTTACTATTCCATCAACTAAAAATTTATATATTGGATTAACATTGAATGTCTTAAGTGTTTCTTTAGATATTCCAAAACTATTCCAAAATTTAATATCATTAATCCCTAATGGCTTCCTAATAACAGTTATTACTGTATCTTTAATTAATTTATGCCTGTTTTCTGTAGTTAACTTTATTTTTAATCCATTAATATTCATATCCTCTGAAATTTCTTTTAAAGTTTCTGAATATGTCTGAAGTTTTTTTAGTTGTTTAACGAACTTAAATACATTGCCACAGTCATCACTGGCTAGATCCTTATACAATAGAGAGCCCGTTTTTCTACTTACAAATATTCCAAACGATGGAACTTTATCCTCTCTTAACGGACTATTATATATACGACCTATTTTAAAATCACCAATATATTTTGAAAAAATATCATATTCTGTCACTTTCTCTAACATACTATTCATTGTAATTTTTTGCTCTTTGATTGGATTTAGAATAGTATTAGTACTATACATAGTATTTATTTATTTTAAAAAGGCAACGAGGAATTTACTGGAATTGCATTTGCTGTAGTACTAAATGTATTAGCAGCCGTTGCTGTAGCAGGTTCCTTATCACCAATTTCTGGTCTTGTAAATACATCTATACCTAATTGTTTAATTTTAGATTCAGAAGTAGGAATATCCATACTTTCAATAAATGTATATTTTGCATATTTAGGTAACGAAGTATAACCTGTTGCACCATATATGACTTTCAATCTCAATAATTTAGTCTTATCAACTGCATCCATTAAGGATTTAACCCATGAATACAATTCATCAAACTGACTAAATGTATAATTCTCTAATTGCTCTTTTTCGTAGAAACAACCTATTATCTGCAGTATTCTTGCAACTTGGTTGTTTGCTTTTGAAGCAAATTCATCATCAGTATCTTCTGGTCTTTTATTTGGTTCCCATTCTGTATGAGTCAATTTGGCTCCATTCTTTTCGAATTCAAATTCAAGAAACAAATTTCCACCAGTAGAACGTTCTTTTCTCACATTGACAAATGCTACATTTTCGTGTATGCCGCCTTCTAAAAAGGCAATGTCTTTCTTTTCTACGCTATAAGCGCTTTTTGTACTAAATATCATATCATCTTCTATTAATCGTTAGTTGGCAAGTAGATTTTGTCCCAATATGTAGAAATTACATTATCCTTATCGGAATCTGCTATTACTATTTTTTGGCCTCTTAAATGAGGTGCTCTTGCTTCTCTAACTGAGTTTACTCCTCCTTCAAATGAAATGATTGTCTCATTTGTTTTTCTATAAACATAACCTACTGCATCTGCTTCTCCACAGACGATATCCCCAAGTTTTCCAACTAAATCTATTTGCATTTCTGACAATTCTTGGCCGTCTTTAGTTATTATAGAATCTTTTGTATGTCCTATCAGAATAAAATGATCTGTTAAGTTACGAAAATTATCTATTACTGTTTTGACAGCTTCCCTTAAGTAAAGATATCCTGCACCTTTATCTAATGTTCTCACATCAGTTCCAGTCCAGTTCTTTGCTATAGGATTCATTCTATATAGACTAGCAGCATATGGTAAACACATGTCTTCTAATCTTGTAGCATTATCAATTGCTATATATTTATATGGTTTTTCACCCGTTTCTGTAATTTTTGCTTTAATTGCATTTGCTATTTCTCCTAAATCTGCGACACTTCTGGCTTGTATAGCCATAGCTTCTAAAAATTCAGAACCTCCTTCAAGATCTACGATTAAGCAGTTCTCTAATGTTGATAACAATGTAGTTTTACCTGTTTTTGGTTTCCCAAATAAGATCAAAAATCTAGGATTAAGTACTTTTGGTATGTTTTTTATTGTTGGTAGTGTAACCATTTTTTCTATCTCTTTTTAAAGAAGCAGATAGTTATTGGTTTGATAGAATTTGATAAATTTGATATATTTTGTTATTACTATCTGCATATTAATTACGCAAATATATCTTCAATAGTAATTGTCAATTCAGTAATATACTGAGGTTTACGATAACTATAAAAGGTTAGATAAGCAATTGCCTTTGGGATTATGTTATAACCAATTTTTGTACAAGAAGCGAATTCTTCTACATCAATTAAGTTACCACAAAGTGGACATTTGCTATATGTCGAATAATAATTGTTTTTCGACGGAGTTTTTGGTTTGATTGATTCTGCAAACATTTGTAAATGTTTTAGAGCTCCAATTGATTCGGTATTCAAATCATATGTTGGAATTCTATCTGCGTCTTTCAAATAGTTAACGTTTTCAATCCAATTTACATCGTGAGTTTTCGAAGTACCAAATGTTAATACTGTTCCTGCGGGTGCATAGTCTATTCCTTTAATAGTTTTACCATTAATGGTAAATGGGGAATCTATGCCGGCAACAGTAAGCCAAGGGAAAAATTTGATCATTGTTTCAACAAATGCTGTTTTCTTAAATCCAAATCTATCTTCTCTTGACGTTGGTAATTGTACTGCGAAATTATATGACTTACTCATAATCGTTTATTTTAAATTTTTATTTCTAACTGCTGTTGGGGTTTTCCAACTTCATCTTCTTCTGGCTCTTTCAAGTTGTTATACTTTAAATCATTGATAAATTTCAATATTTTAAGATCTCCTTCTCGATTTTTCAAAAAATGCAAGTATACACAATCTTTTACGGGAAGATTGTTATATCCATAGGACAATAGTCCTAGAACTTCAGGTCTGTGTATTACTATTACATAGTCTGAGCCTTGAAAAACAGCGTCACTTGATGACAAGTCGCTGCGTTGGGGATAATGCATAGAACTATTGTTTATCCTTTCAGGAGTTTCAATGTTTCTATTCATTTGTGATATTTGTATAATAGAAGTCTTTCCAACTTTCTTTGCTCCTATTAGTTCTTTCTCTAAATCCACTATAATTTCTCTTTCTCCACCAGTACCACTTCCTCTAATTAATAGAGTATGATCTATGATTACTACTAACCATTTACCTTTTGCAAAAGTTTCTTGAAAGAATTTTATTGTTGCTGCTATTTCTGCTACATTACCAGGCGAATCTACATAATAGATTGGATAATCCATTATTGTTTTTGCTTGTTCCTGTATACCTTCAAATTCTATATCTGTTACTAATCCTTTTTCTGAGGCACTATATAACTCGGATGTAGTCTTCTTTAACTTATATGATAGTTTCCTACCTACTTGTCTGCTTGATAGCATTTCGAACGAAAATGATAATATTACTATATTTTCGTGTGGATTTAAATCGATTAAATCAGTTTCTAATGTATTGACAAATGATGATTTTCCACTGCCAGATATACCGGCTATGGCATATATAGCATTGGGTTCAATACCTCCCATTGCTAGGCGATTGAACTTAGGCCATCTAGTGGCTAAGGAATTAACTTTCTTAGTCCTTCTATCTTGAATATATCCAAC